TTTAAGTCTGACATTCCTGCTGGCTACTCTGATGCACAAGCTAGGGCTGCGCAGGCTGGTCATTCTGCTGGGGGAATTGGGTCTTACGGGTTTTTCTTTAATAATAACTATTCAATTGAAAATAACGTAACCACCACAAAAAATCCGGGACACCTTGAGGCTGGCAGCTTCTTAAGATGGTCGGGTGCTGATCCGAGCGCGGGCGCTCATTCTTACGGGTTTTTCGCAACAGCCCCAAGCGGAACTTGGAGATTGATGGGTTTCTTTAATCATAGAGAAAACAGCGATAATCAACAGACATTATTTCCACGGTATAGCCTTTACTTGAGGGTATCATAATGAAAAATCGCAATCCTATCTTTATTGAAGACGGTCGCATTAATTGCGAAATTGAGCATCCACAATATGGCTGGATACCGTTCACCGCTGACCCAAATGATGTGGAGCCAATCGGCGCACAGGTTTTCAACGCTGCCAAGGCAACTGCGGCACCTTACGTTGCACCACCTCCCCCACCTCCCCCACCCCCGCCCACACAAGCCGAACAGGAAGCCGAGCAGGAAGCCAAACGCCAGTTAGCATACACCGCTGAAGCTGACCCCCTGTTCTTCAAGTGGCAGGCTGGTGAGGCCACAGAAGCCGAATGGTTGGCAAAGCGTGAGGAAATCAGAACAAGGTTCCCTTACCCCAACGCTGGCTAACAGCGACCTTTCCACACGACCAAAATCGCGCTACAATGCGCACATCTTTCAACAGCGGAGGCCAGCATGGCTACTCTTGATAACCGAGTGTTTGACAACGGCCTGACCGTTCTTGACACAGAAGCTAACGCAATTCACGTCACGTCAGCAGAGGCAACCAGCTTTGCCAACGTGGCTGCTGTAACTCTGGGCAACAGTACCTCGCTGTCCATCGGTGCGCCCGCAGATCGCGCTGGCGGTGGTCGTGAGGTTGTCGTGGCTGCTATCACAGATGGCTCGGTCACTGGCACTGGCACTGCAACCCACTACGCCATTGTGGACACTGTGAACAGCCGTCTACTGGCAACAAGCACCCTGACAGCATCGCAGTCTGTCACATCAGGCAACACGTTCACGCTGTCGTCCGTTGCTATCGGCATCCCTGATCCAGTCTAAGGTTAACTAAACAATGGTCACTCTCGTAAACAGAGCCAAAGTATCCACTGCTACAACTGGCACTGGTACAATCACGCTTGGCTCTGCTGAGAGTGGCTACCAGACGTTCGCTGATGCTGGCGTGGTTGACGCTGATGTGGTTCGCTACGTCATTGAAGATGGCACAGCTTGGGAGATTGGTTTGGGCACCTACACGGCGTCTGGTACTACTTTGTCACGCACTGTCCTTGAGAGTTCCAACGCTGACGCAGCTATCAACCTGTCAGGCTCTGCGGTGGTGTTTGTGGGGGCTGCGGCTGAAGACCTTGCGCCTGAGAAGGTGGGAACGATCACAGGCACAACTCTTGACCTGACTTCTGGTAACGTGTTTAGCTACACCCCTACGGCTGACACTACGTTTGTGTTTAGCAACCCCCCTACGACGGGTACTGCCCTCGGATTTACGTTGGGGCTAACTGGCCTGTATATTTCTGACGGCTATGACCTAGCTAATGCAGAGCCACCTGCTTATGGGAGGTTCAGTGTTGCTGCTCAAGAAACAGTTCCAACCGGCATATTCTTCAAACCTGATGGCTCAAAGATGTACGTTATTGGGTCTAGTGGAGATGATGTAAATGAGTACGACCTAAGCACCGCTTGGGATGTAACGTCGGCCAGTTACTTACAGAACTTCAGCGTAGCTGCTCAAGAAACATCTCCAACCGGCGTGTTCTTCAAACCTGATGGCACTAAGATGTATGTTATTGGGACCACTGGAGACGATGTTAACGAGTATGACCTAAGCACTGCTTGGGATGTAACGTCGGCCAGTTATCTACAGAACTTCAGTGTTTCCGCTCAAGAAACAAATCCAACCGGATTGTTCTTCAAACCCGATGGCACAAAGATGTACGTTATTGGGTCTAGTGGAGATGATGTAAATGAGTATGATTTAAGCACAGCTTGGGATGTTTCTTCAGCTAGTTACTTACAAAACTTCAGTGTTGCTACTCAAGAAACAGTTCCACAAGGCATATTCTTCAAGCCTGATGGCTCAAAGATGTACGTTATTGGGTCTAGTGGAGATGATGTAAATGAGTACGACCTAAGCACCGCTTGGGATGTAACGTCGGCCAGTTACCTTCAGAACTTCAGTGTTTCCGCTCAAGACACAAGTCCACAAGGCATCTTCTTCAAACCCGATGGCACAAAGATGTACGTTATTGGGTCTACTGGGGATGCAGTCTATTCATACACCCTAAGCACAGCTTGGGACGTAAGCGCTGCCAGCTTTGATTTTCCCACTGAAGGGTACTTCATTGTTTCTACTCAAGAAAAATCTCCAACCGGCATCTTCTTTAAGCCGGATGGGACAAAAATGTATGTTCTTGGGTCCATTGGGGACGATGTTAATCAGTATGATCTAAGCACAGCTTGGGATATAACTTCAGCCAGTTACTTGCGGAACTTCAGTATTGCTGCTCAAGACACAGCTCCAACAGGCATCTTTTTCAAGCCTGATGGGACAAAAATGTATGTTCTTGGGTCCATTGGGGACGACGTAAATGAGTATGATTTAAGCACAGCTTGGGATGTTTCTTCAGCTAGTTACTTACAAAACTTCAGTGTTGCTACTCAAGAAACAGTTCCACAAGGCATATTCTTCAAGCCTGATGGCTCAAAGATGTACGTTATTGGGTCTAGTGGGGATGCAGTCTATTCATACACCCTAAGCACAGCTTGGGACGTAACGTCGGCCAGTTACTTACAGAACTTCAGCGTAGCTGCTCAAGAAACATCTCCAACCGGCGTGTTCTTCAAACCTGATGGCACTAAGATGTATGTTATTGGGACCACTGGAGACGATGTTAACGAGTATGACCTAAGTACAGCTTGGGATGTTTCTAGTGCATCTTACTTACAGAACTTCAGTGTCGCTGCCCAAGAAACAAATCCAACCGGCATCTTTTTCAAGCCTGATGGGACAAAGATGTACGTTCTTGGAGCTGATGGAGATGCAATATGGCAATACTCCACAGGCCTTGTCGGAGATGCGACCTTCACATACCCTGCGTCTGTCGAGTGGCCATCAGGTACACCACCTACCGCCCCTGGTGACGGTGAGACAGACCTACTGACATTCCTCACGCAAGATGGCGGCACAACTTACTACGGACGCTTGATAGGTGACAACTTCAGCTAAATAGGATCTCCAAATGCACGTTAAGATCACAAACGACCAGCCCGTAGAATTTCCCTACACAATCGGGCAATTTCGTCGTGACCACCCCCAGACTAGCTTTCCTCGCATCATTCCTGACACGATGCTGAAGCGCCATCTTGTGCATCCAGTGATTGAACTGTCTAAGCCAGCCTATGAGCCGTTGGTACAAAATTTAGTAATGGGCGATATGCCTCACAAAGAGGTGATCCGTCTGAAGACAGAAAACGATGCCACAAACCATATAGGCGAGGTAGACCAGTCTCAGGTAAGTCAGCCTATTCACGGTAATCGCTGGTTCATTGGCTACACGGTCGTCAACAAGCCGCAGGATCAGGCAGAGCAGGCAGTCCGTAACAAGCGTGATCGCCTACTGCAAGACACCGACTGGCAAGCCCTAAGCGACAACACAATGGGCGAGGCAGTGACAACCTACCGCCAAGCCCTGCGCGATGTGCCAGATCAGGATGGTTTCCCGTTTGGTGTCGTGTGGCCCACTAAACCTTAGGAGTAACCCATGCTAGGTTTTAGCCCCCTCGCCTCTGCACCGCTTGCGGATGATGGGGTTACTGCTGACGTAATTTACGGGCTGAATGGCAATGACATTACGACAGGTCAGCCCACTGTGGGCACATCTAGCGTAGCCCAAGACCATGACTTTACGCTTACTGCTATCACCACAGGCCAGCCCACTCTCCCATCAATTACGATGTCGGAAGATGAGACCTTTAATGCTGATGGGGTCACTACAGGTCAGCCCACTGTGGGCACATCTAGCGTAGCCCAAGAGCATGACCTTACGCTTACTGTTATCACTACAGGTCAGCCCACTCTCCCATCAATTACGATGTCGGAAGATGAGACCTTTAATGCTGATGGGGTCACTACAGGTCAGCCCACTGTGGGCACATCTAGCGTAGCCCAAGAGCATGACCTTACGCTTACTGTTATCACTACAGGTCAGCCCACTCTCCCATCAATTACGATGTCGGAAGATGAGACCTTTAATGCTGATCCTGTCACGGCTGGTGTCCCAACGATAGGCTCTCCCGATCTTACGCAAGATCATTCCCTAATTCCC